CCGATTATACCAAAAATAGTCATTGCTGAAAATATTGTGCTACTCATATTTTCTTTTTCCATATAAAAGATTAGTTAAGAGTAATTTTAAGAAATGGAAGTAATGGTGGAATAACACCAATCAACCTTAAAAGTCCCTCAGCAAATAGAGCAAGAACCACCCAACCGACGCACATACTAATGATAGAAGCATTACGGTTGTGTCTTCGTATAGAAGCATCGATCATCTCCTGAACTTCTGTGCGTGTAATAAACTCTTCTTGCTCATACATCATTTTTCATCACCAAGAAACTTTGCCAGAGGATCTCTTCTGGTCTTTACAATTTCAACTGCCCTCTTGTAGAACATATTGTCAGTATTGCCAGAAGATTCAAAAGTTGCCTTAATCTTCACCCAATTATCATAGGTGTGCTGATCCATAGGGTTTTAAGTTGAATATTATTAGTTATAATAAGCAGCACATTATGGTTGTCAAGTTTGTGTTGATTACCAAACAGACATTAAAAAAATGTAAAGTATTTTACAAAACTTATATCAACGAACTTCAAAATCCAATCGTCCTACTTTCCTTTGACGACGTGCTTCTTGCCAAGCAATGTCTTCATTTGTCAATACATTATTTTTTTCTTTGGTGTGAAAAAAATTCAGCATTACTATATTAGATAAATCTAATGCTGTAATGACTCCACCACGAATAGTTGCCATATTTGGACAACCACAAGTTATAGTTTTTATTGGATGCCCTTCCAATTCTTTTCCACAAGAACGACATCTAATTTTTATATTTTCCATATTCCAATCCTATAAATAAATTTCAAAATATTTTACTTATTTATACTAGTTAAAAAAAACCACCCCAGAAAGGGGTGGTTCCAATCATCTTATGAGTACTTATCAAAACCTAAAAGTCGTCTGAATCACACCACCATAGTTATCTGAAGCATTCTTGAGTCCTTGATTGTTGGAAACATAAAACACAGCAGGAGTGATGCTAATGTTATCGCTGACTTTGTAACGATAGAAAGCTTCCCACATCAGAGCCTTCTGACTATCAGTAAGTGAAGCAGCATTACCAGGAGCACCGATGGCAAAACCAGCAGCATTTCCCTTAGCAAACACATCACTCCACTGAAGACCAGCAAACCAGGTCTGGGAGTTGGTAGCACCAGTAGGAGTTGTCTTACCAAGAGAATTCAGGCTAACATCATTCCAACCATAAGCACCTGAGATTGAAGGTACAATACCAGACTTCTTAGGTTGCCAGTAAGCATTGATAGCATAGCTGTTGGAAGATTGACCAGAAGCAAGAGCACCAGAACCACCGTTAATAGCATTGAAGGTACGAACACGAGTGCCTTCGGTTCCATAACGATAACCAAATGCAATACCATACTGAGGAGCACGATAACCAATCTGAGCAAGAGTGTTCAGAGCACCAGATTCATCAAATTCACCTTTGCTAGAATCAGAACCGTTCTGGGCAACATAGTTTACACCAGCAACAAAACCACCCTTACCTTTCTTGGTAGGTTGTGCCCACTGAGCACCGAAACCAGAACCAGTTGCCTTGTTGTAGACACCTGGAGCACCAGCAACAGCAAAGAAGTCCAGAATGTCAGACTTATAAGCAGTAGGAATCCAAGACATCTCAGTGTTACGAACCAGAGCACCAGCAGTCAGAGTCACACCTTTAGCAAGTGCAGGGAACTGATAGTACAGACGGTCAAGTTGTACTTGGTTAGAAGTACTTTCTGCCTTATCCAGTTTGAACAGAGACGAGGAAGAACTAAAGGGTTGACTGGAGAAATTACCAGAACGCAGACGAGTCTTCAGCAAATCCTTACCCGTGAAGGAAGTATCGAAGTTCAGACGAACATCATAGTTGAATGCTGTGTTGCCAACGTTAGAATTATTAGCAAGACGAGCACCTTCTACACCACCAAGAACGAAGGTTGCTTCACCACGCAGTTTAGATGTAGTGGAGAACTGAGTTGCTTGAAGTTGACCAACTTGTGCTTCCAGTTTATCAACACGACCACGAATAACTAGAAGTTCTTCAGAAAACTCTTTTGAAAGACGTTGGAGTTCATCAGTTACTTCGGTTACACGGTCAAGGCAAGCATTCAGAAGTGCTGCTGCCTCATAACGAGTCATTGCCTTACCACCACCATAAGTTCCGTTAGGATAACCAGCAACACAACCATAACGCTCTACAAGGTTGCTGAGTGCCTGATATGCCCAATCGGAAGGTTGAACATCAGAGAATTGAGTGACGCTTGTTGCCTGCTCAGAGGAGTATTGATTGACTGCTGCAATATTAAGGTCTGCGGCATTCGCAACAGCAGGAGCAATCATACCAAGAGCAACAGGTGCAAGCATCAGTTGTTTGATTTTCATAAAAATGTTTTTTGTGTACTAAACGACATTGTGAAGATTTACAACAAAGCAAATCTTCGTTATTTATGCGTCTTAAGCAAATCTTAAGATGACCAACATCATAAATCAACTTTGGTATTATGTCAATTAAAATTTGTTTAAGAGGGGGAGATTTACATTGACTCCCCCCATATTATTCTATTGTGTCAAACTTCTACCGTGATCAGTCGGTTAGCATATTCATGAGCATAAGATGTGCGAGCACCATGAATGCCCCAACCAATCCAACTATACGCATAGTCCATGTAACGATTGATAGATTTTCCAGGAGTTTTCATCCTGTCAGCAATTCGTTTCCATTGAACCTCAGTCGTTAGATAACCAAGTTGCGTTTGAAAAGATGATGGATTTCCACCAAATCTCTTAGCAAAATCACCCAATCCATAATAACGATCGGCAGATGTCCATTGGATCAAACCATAACCACGACCGCAGTGATGGTACTGAGTCCTACTACCACCTTCACAAATATTAGGCACGAACATAGATTCTTGCTTAATATTGCCCAGGATAGTAGCAAGGGCGTTTCTGTCTTTAATTCCTTGCTCTTGGAAATAATCCACAGCAAGTTTTTCATGTTCTGAACACCCTTTACAAATTAACCTTTTCTCTTTTGGTTTTTCGGGAGCAACCTCTCGGATTGCTGTCTTCTTTTCATCTACAAGATTCAATTTGGTTAGTTCTTCCAATGGCGGAGGAGGACCTTGCATCTTGTATTTGACGAATGGCAGTGATGCCGTGCTGGTTGTAACCGTTGCCAAAAGGGGCAAGGCTACTGTAAAGATTGATTGCATTTAAAATAATTGAACTCTACATCCGTATAGAAGGGGGGTATACCAACCCTCTCGGGAGGCACCTTCCACGGCTCTAATTGTCACGATCAAAAACTCATAATATTAAAACCTACTCATAATAGGAATCCTTAAGGATTTTTTCATTATATCAGATTATTTAGATTTTATTCAAAATCTACAAAATAACCACTGATATATTCCAAAGATAATACTTCAAGATTTTCTTTTTGAATTACCCAATCACGAATTTCACTATAAACACTTTCGGCATCTTTAATTCTTTTTTCATCACATAAAGAATGCATACGGTCAATATGATTATTAATCACATCATTGCACATTTTCTTGACGTGAAGTTTCATTGAAGTAATCCTTCCTAAAGTATCTTGAAAGTATATTCGAATTATAATACTTAGGAGTTCCATTGTCAAGAGACTCAGTTAAGACATTGTTTAAGAACAATTGCCTTGTTTCTTCGTAGTTAGTTTTACCAACAGTTTTATGAAGTGATAAAATAGTTCTTTGAAACTTATCTTTTCCTATCTTTTTTATATCTTCTTTTAACTCAGGACAAGAACCATAATATTTTTTCCAATCTGATTCTTGTTTGACTTTTCTTTTCTTTCCTTTTGGTGTTCTAAAAGACCAAAAGTATTTCCTTCCCAAATATTTCCTTTGAGTTTCTTCGCAATTTATCAAATAAACAAATCCAAAATTCTCTTGAATATCTTCTGTCTCAAAAACTTTTCCTTGGTATAACCAAGGGTTTTCATAACTCATCTGGGTCCCTAATAATATTCAAGTTATTTATAGATATAACTTATCTTCAACCCTAACAGAGTGATTATAGTCATAAAAAAAGCACCTGTCAAGAGGTGCTTGGTGTATTATAATAAAAGTGTTTTATCCTTCTATAATTTGGTTGAACCAACCTTCACTCATATTATTGATAATTACATTTGCGTTTTCAACTGTTGAAGCAAAGTTGTTTTCAAGAAGATATGATGCTACAAATTCGTATGCTTCATATGCCTCTCTATTGAGTTGCTTTTTCTCTCTAGGAGTCAGAGCACCTCTTTGTGCTCCTCTTGCTGCCTGCTTTGCTTTTACGGCAGGGTCATCAGACTTGTGAGCATATCCACGAAGACCATAATCAGAAGAAGTTGTCTTACGAAAATCACCTCTTTGCTTTCTGGCAAGATTTTGTCTTGCTGTTGGATTTACACCTCTTCGACCATAAGTTGGTCTGTTTTCTAATTCAGTTGCTCTATCTGCTGCCTCTCCACCACCTGTTGATTTTGCAATTCTATTACGGATTGCTGTCTCATCGTGGCCTCTCTTAGCCATTGCAGTTGCTTCATCAAGTTCAAACTCTTCATTATATGGTTTTCCTTTAACCTTTGCGATTGCAACTTCTTTGGGAACACCAGAAGCAATCATTCTTGCGATTCTTACATCAGCAAAGTCATTATCACCATCTTGGTCCTGGTCTACTTTTTTCTTTGCTTCGTAAATTGATGAATAAGCATCTGCAATATCTTTAATTGTTTTAGCAGAAGGCCA